CGCTGCTTTCGTAGCATCAATCTTGTCGAAGGCAATATTGTTAGTCTGCCAGTTCTGATAGAGTTGCTGAGCGTACTCAGGATCAATTGCATTCAGTCGTTTGATCGCATCAAGCGGATTATCCGAATAGCCAGTCAACGCATCAGAGACTTGCTCTTGATGACGCTGCGGACCATAGACTGCTTTGTTGCCAGACTGAACGAGAAAAGCGTCTCCCAACGTACCAAGCACGTCGCGAAGAGTGCCTTTAGCGCCAAAGAGTCTGCCTTTGTGCTCAGGGAGATTAGCCAAAGGTTGAGACGCATCGAGCTGCTGCTGGGTAGCAAGTTTGGGGTTAGGGACCAATGCTTGCAATGGAGCTTGTCCTTTATCTTGGTTCCTTGCAGCCGTTACAGTGATAGTGTCATCTTGGGGAGGCTGCGGAGTATGAACCCCTACCATGTTCCCAATGAGACTCAGGAGTCCTGCCATATTATAGTGCTCCTCCTGTCAGCGCCGTCCCTACGAACCCGCCGAGACCCGGCTTGCTCTTACTCTTGGACGTGCTAGTTTGACCAGCTCCTGCCAGCAGATTACCAGCTTGGAGACCAAGTCCGGTCTGACCAAGGAGCTTCTGGAAGTAGTTGTCTGCGAACTGCTGGTTGAGATTACTGCCGAAAGACTGTAGTGCTTTTCCAGTCGAGCCGCTACGAAGCAGGCCAGATGCAGCAGCATTCCCCGTGATACCACGAGAGCCACTCTCGGCCATAGCGTCATAGCCAGCCATGTTCTTGTAAGTATTAAAGCCTGACGTATCCCCAGAGAGGAACGCATTTAAGGCGTTAGAGCCTTGGGCGATATTACCAAGAGCCGGTTGAACAGCGTTGTTGATAGTGCCATAGGCTTGGTTGGAGCTAGTCTGCTTGGACTTAGAGCCTCCAAAGATTTTACCCATTCAACTGCTCCCATTCTTGTTTCGTTAAGATGAATAGTCGGCAAAGACCGACGTGTGTTTTAATATCGCCATATGGCTTGAACCCTACTTTACGAGATATCCACAGTGCACCTTTATTATCCAATGGGGTTAAGCCCCTGATTACTTGGACGTTATAAGGACCTGTGAATATCTCGTTAAGCATTTGTTTTGATAGTTCGATTGCTTCTCGTCCCCTACAGAAGAAGAAATAGTGACCAGTAACGACTCCGGGCATCTCTCGTTCGAAGAGAGCAACATTGTTGCCGTTAGCTAAAGCTACGTTATCGTCACTAGCGAGCCACTCCTCAGGATCAAAGCCATCAATTTCATCGGCGTATTGAGCCGTGGCAGCAGATACCAGTTTCTGCGATCGAGTCCTAGTTATCATACTGCTGGCCCTGTTAGCGAGAAATATGGCACAGAATATTCTAGCGTATCAAAAGAGCCAGACCGATTATACGAGACACCGATGCCAATCCGATCTGGGGCATTCGCCAAAAAAGCTGTTACTGCATCAGTTCTCCAAGTATGCCAATTCTTCCCGTCCGCAGATAGGTAGAATGTAAAATTTGCACCAACACGAGCAATCCTTAACCATTGGATATAACCTCGCATAGAGGCTAGTACCTCACTAAAAAATCCACCAGTTAAAGCATTTACGTAGGTCCTATTCAATTGGTTATTGTCGCCATTACGAAAGCCGTATGCTAAGACCTTACCTCCTACTGAGTCATGTAGACGAATACCTAAAGATCCGAAGTTTGCTGGGTCCATGAACCAATCGAGCCGGATAATAAAATCCCAATCTAAGGTTTTAGTAGTTAGAGTACGATACGCCATTCGTGTTATATCGCCACTAACAGGCGTACCGCCTTTAAGTATTAGCCCCACATTCCCGTCATCTGTTAACGTGACATTAGTCGCATCCCCACTTTGAAGAGAAAACGAGGCAGCAGTAGGGGGGGAGAACCACCAGTTACCTCCACCGCCCCCAGAGATAACTACGTTTGTTACGCCTGTAATGTGCCCCTGTTGGTCAACCGTTACCTGAGGTACGTGTGTTGCATCGCCATAGGTGCAGGGTGTCACTGCCGTATCTGCATGGTCAATAGTTACATCAGCAGCAAGAGTACCACCACCATTAAGAGCAACACCCGCATTGATGTCTCGTGCTGCGGCCCAAGCGTCGATCAGAGCTTGAGCTTCTTCTAGCGTAATACTAGTTCCGATGTCAATCTGACGCTGTTGTGCCCAACGAATGAAATACTCGGTAGGCGTACCATCAGGATTGATAATAGCGAACTGCTTACCAAGCGGCTGTAGTATGCCTACCATAGTTTAATTACCTTGCACTAAGTTAACATCCAGCCCGTCAATTCGGGCGAAGGCACCATCATCCTCGATCTGGAACAACCTACCGGGAGAGGTGAGAACTCCGAGTGATCTCCACTCAAAGTCTTGATAGTAGTCACCAGTAATAACGGTTTTCACGTCATCAGCTACGATAAATGTACGCCCTTGATCATCAGAGTAGCGGAGAGTTACACTGTTTGGAGTAACTGCTGGTTCTCCTAGAGAAGCTGTAAGAGCTACAGAATAGATAGGAGTATATTGTCTATCTCTTGCAGTCATCTGTCCCGTCGCAATACGAGGGAACGTACTCTGAGACGTAGTTAGAATATCATCATCGACGCCTTGATCTGGATTGAGAACCCAGAGAACACCATAGCTGTCGTCACCGACAATAACATTACTCCCATATTGAAATGGCAAATTACCGGAAGATTTCCAATTAAAGCCTGTGTTCAATCGCCAGTGATCGGTAGTCGGGGAAGACCACCAAGCCCACTGACCTGTACTAATGTCGAAAACCAGTGTCTTCATATCAGTACCAAGCTTAAGAACCCAGATATCGTGGCCATCAAGAGTAAATGCCCATGACGCTAACTTCGGATTATCAACAGTACCCCGAACTACAGCAAGAACTTGAGCCTGCGTTGTAGGCATATTCTGATCAATACGCCGATAGACGATATTCTCTGCACCATAAGTAACACGAATATTTGCCGTAGGTTTATTATAGATTGTAATTGCCGCAAGTTCAGGGACTTTTAGACTTACTGCCTTTTGCTTACCGACAAGAAAAATACCGGCTTGTGGCGCATCTATTCTAGCAGCAGTAACCATTTAGCCATCCTTATATTATACAGTTCTGTTGAGTTGTAGCCTAGCAGCATTGACCGCAGCCGGAAGCCACGGAGCAGCCGTATCTGGATCAACTTCAAACACATCCCGCCAGTAAGTCTGAGCAACAGTGATTGGTCGATCTGCCCCCAACGCCGTGGTCGGAGTTCCCGTAGGATCAGAGATAATCCCAACTTGGAGATTACCATCACCACCGTCTGATTTGGCAGCACGTACAAACGTAATTACCCCTTTAACGCTAGTGGCCGTGATCGGGAGATCAGATAGAGTGGCCACATAGGGGTTCGGAAAGAACGGAGGACCGCCAGCGTTATAGGGAGCCGATAGATAGGTAGTATCTACAGGAGGAATATTATCCAAAATACTCCACCCAACCGTGCCAGTTGAGGGTGTCCAGTTAAGCGAGATGTCGCTAGTTGGCATCAAGTTAGTGACAAGGACTGAGCCTAGGAAATCGTTGTTATACGTACCTGTTCCATCCCAGATTACCAAATCCTTCCAGTAGACGTCCGTTGCTGATCCGTCGTTACCAGAGAAGTTAGGATTACCTACTTCTACCTGATAGACCGAGTCAATCTGGAGATTTACTGCTGAGACAGACATCACTGTAATGCCCTCGACCCGAACCTCATAGGAGTCGGTAGCTCCTGCACCACATACGATCTTAGCCTCAATGTGATACCAACCATTAGCAGTAATAACAGGATTAGTCGAAGTAGCGATAGTGCCAGCATTCGACCGAAGCCGAATACGGCCAGTAGTGTCGAAATCGAGAACAGTGGTAGTAGAACCACCAGAGTCCCTATATGCAATCGCTGGGCGTACGTTAAACGCAAAGTTAAGATTAGGTGCCCAGATACGAGCCGCTACACCTACAGTAGTCTGAGCCGAAGGCATAATAAAACGAACGCCTCCTGGGTTATTACTATTGATGTGCACCACGTTACCGGGGGATAAGCCATCTGGATCAGTGTCCAGCGATACCTGATTAACGGAGGCATAGACGCCGTTGAGCATCAGGGCAGTATTGGTGCCGTAAATAGAAAAGTTATCGGCATGGACTAGAGCCATTTAAGCCTCCTTAATAGAGATAGTTACTTTGTCGTTGCATTGCTTCACGAATTTGTTCTTCGATATCGGGAGTAGACACTCTCTGTGGCGAACCACCTTGTACGAGAAATACACCGCCATCCGCATCAACGATTACCATTGTTTCATGGATCGCTTTAGCAGTGTTCTGCCACGAGCCACGATCTGATACAACGCCTTGAAGACGCTGCATAGGTGAGGCCGTTGGATCAGTCGTGCCGTTGACATACCAGACTTCTGTCGTACTTTCACCCGGAAGCCAGAACTGATCCCCGAAGACCTGTACGCCATAAACTCCGTCAGGAGACCGTTCAGCGGTAGCAAAGTCGAGAGGGTCGACTGTTGTCTCACCGGGCTGTATCCAATAGAAGCGGCCTTGATAGCCGTTAGCTTGCACTGGAATAACGATAACATAGCTATTAATAACAGCAACGTCGATGGCTCCAGCATCGTCGGGCATTTGAACTTGTGTCACATTAGGTGAACCGCCGCCAGTTAGCGTACCACCATTTACCCACGAAAGCGAGGCACCTGTCTCCGTAGAGACTAAGGCATTACCCAAAGCTCCGACCAATGTGGACCGCACTGACATCACAGTTGACGTATAGGCGATAGACTTAATGGTCGTGTTCTTAGCCAGCAACGTCGAGTAATCGGTTCCCGCTACTCCTGTAGCGTTAATTGCATTAGCCAAGTTAGTAAAAGCAGCCAGAGAATTAGCACCTAAGGCAACAAGCCAAGGATTAGCTAAGGTTCCTGCGGGAGTACCAGCATCTACTGAGGCATTCGTAAACTTGTAATACACAAGATCGAGAGTAACGGTATCGTTATTAGCGGGAGTACCTGTAAGCGTGTTCTGAGCATATCCGTTAGCAACGTAGCACAAGAGATTGCGGCCATCAGCGGCAAACATATATTCTGGAGTATCACCAATTTGAGCTGTGATTGCCATACGAACCACACCGCGTTCGGGATTGAATAATCCTGAGTAGAGATTAGTCTTCGTGAGGGCGTTATCCATCCTCCACAACTCAGGACCGGAGGCAATAAACAGGTCACCGCCGAAGGAACCAGCCTCAGAGGCTGGTT